TGTCAGCGTAAATTCCTATAACTTTATTTTTGTTTTTCATTTATGTTGTTTTTATTTCGTTTAATTTTATTTTACTAAAGTCAATCATTACTAATGACATTCTACTACTATTTGTACTTGTATATTCTTTTCTAAAAACTAAAGCTTTATCGTATATTTCTTTTGAAATTAAATGATTATAAATTAAACTAGGACTAAAATCTCTAATATCTACTAATAATTTTTTAACACCAGCTTTTTTAAAAACAGCAAATAAATTACCAAATGAACTAAAATTACTTTTAGCATTTGCATAAACATGACACCCGTTCATTTTAATTAAACTAATACTACTAGGATTATAACCACCAATATTTTCATAATAACAATATTTAATTTTAATTTGATGAATATTATTTAAATATTGTTCAATTTTTAAAGTATCTTCTAATAATATTTTATATCTGTATGACATATTATGTAAATTTAAGTATTATTATATTATTTTTTCTAGTTTTTGAAATATTATATTCATTATTTTGAAAAATTGAATATCTTTTATTATTAGATATAAATTCTAATAATCTATTAAAAGCTTTTTTTTGAGTTATTTCAATTAAATAAAGTCTTTTACCTGAAGAATTTTTATTTGAAGTTTCAAGTATATATTTAATTTGTTCATCATTTAATAATTGTATTGCATTTACATTATGTAAATTTTGTAATTGACAATTACCTGTTGGTGACGGTCTAAAATTGATTGTATTAACTACGACACTATTTTTAACAATATTAAATATATGATTACTAAATGTGATAGTATATTTATTTTTTTGCATATTTCTTCATTAATAATTTTGGTAATTCTTCTTTATATTTCTCCAATGTCACATCACCAAATGAAGGTGCTGAGTTAACTTCTACAACAATAAAATCTGGTTCACTTCTACGTTCACCTTCTGCATTTGTATTATTTTGAACTCTTAAATCACAAGCTCCAAAATCTAAACCACAACTTTTAACAGCTTTAACACAATGTTCAATAATTGTATTCCAGTTATTAGGTTGATCAAATAATGGATTTTCTGGTAATATCCATGCTGAATTATCATCATGACGTTGCCATGCATTAGGATGATCTTTGAATTCAGTTTTTAACATCTTTCTACAAGAATAAAAACAACCATCTTCAGTTACGTGTAATCTATATTCTTTATTGTAATTATAATATTTTTCAAATATATAACCATTTAAATTGTTTGGTCTTGAATTAAGAAATGTAGTAACTTCTTGTTGAGTTTTCAATAAAGTATTACCTCTACCTCTACTACCATTATGAGATTTAGCTACAATTGGAAATCCTTGTTCAGCAATAAAAGCATTTAATGTTGCTTCATCACTATATTGAATCCATGGTGCAGTTTTAACATTTTCAGTTTCAAAACATCTCTTCATTTTTAATTTAGATGAACTATTTCTAATTCCATCTGCAGAATTTAACTCCACTCTTGATCCATTTAGAGTTGCTGGGTCATCTAATTCTGTTGTACTACCAAATCTAATTACACTTCTAAAAGGCATCTTACGTAATGCGTTTCTAAGTCCATTATGACTAGGATGTCTACTTCTAATCATTGGGTAGTAAATACCTTTTCTTTCAGCTAAAGTACGTTCTTGTACAGCAGCTTGTAATTTTGATTTAAATTTTAGTTGTTTCATTTACTATTTTATTTTTTTTAAAAAAGGATTTAATTTGTTCATCTGTTAATACATTTAACGCTGAACCTAATTTAACGTTGTTATAAAACGTTAATGCATCACCATAAGGTGTTTCTATCTTATTTAAAGAATGAAGTCTTATTTCAGCTTCTTTGTGTGCAGAATATGAAAAGTTTAAAGTCTTTATAACTTTATCATCAATTTCATATACTTCAAAATTAATACTTGTATTACCATCTATTAATCTTACATTATTCTGATTAATATCAAAATATAAATCATAAATAGGTTGTGAAGTAAATTCACCAACATATGTACAAGATTTTAATAAATGATGTCTTGAATAATTTCTTTTTAATAAGTCATATACACATATTAAATTTATTTTTTCCATATTTTTTATTTAAAAAGGTACATCTAATTGTAGGAATAACCAATTGTAAGCATCAACTTCACCTTTATTTTTAACAAAGTCACTAAAGTCTTTAGATTCATATCTTTCAGGAATTTCTAGTTGTATAGTATTAAAACAATTAGATATTGCTATACCAAAGTTTCTACCCCAATTTTCTTCTTTATCATAATCATTATCATACAATATATAAATATTAGTAAATCTTGATTGTAACTCTTCAATAATTTGTTCTTTTGGTTTAGCACTTTCTGTTTGTAACGATACTGCATTTAATCCTGTAACACATTTAATAGACATTACATCTTTTAATGATTTAGTAATAATTAAATAATCACCTTTTTCAGGAAGTTGTGTCCAACCTTGCCATACACTAGAGTTATGATTATTTAACCATTTATATTTCTTATTAAAAGGTTGATATATTTTATATGTTTGAATACCGTCTTTATTTTCTATAAAACAATAAGTATGTTCATCACATTTAAGTATTTTATCATTTATAAATATGTGAGAAACAGGTTCTACATTATATTGTTCTAATACAGTAATTGTAATACCAAATTGATTCCAGAAACTAATGTCTTTTAACGTCCATTTTCGTGACTTCTTACCAAGATTATATGTATTTAGATCTTTTAGTACATCTTCACGTAATTTAATGCTTGTAAAGCTCTCTGATGTATTATAATCAGTATGTTCATTTCTTTTAACAATATAATCTGAATCAAAATTAAAATCTATAGCAATTTTACTTAATGCTTCATAGTAATTTAATCCAAATTTTAATTGTACAAATTTTATACAATCTCCTGCCGTAATATTGAAATCTTTAAAACATATTTCTGTTGATTCACCTACAAATAATGCAAATGAAGGTTTTTCATCACTTCTTAAAGGAGAACTAATTGCTTTATTAATAGTTAAATTAGAATCATCAATATAGAAATTATATATATTCCAATCATCAACATGTTTAAATATTTCTTGCTTTGATAAATATTGTTTTGTTTTATTTAAATTAATCACTATATTTATTTTTTAAAAAAAGGGGAGCTTTTACACTCCCCAATTTATTATTTATTATAACCAATCATTTGTTGGTACTTCTTTTTGAGGAGCATCAGCTTGGTTATTTGAATCTTGCATAATTCTCTCTAATAAATCATCATATTGAGGTTTATTAGGATTTTTTGAAAGTCTTAACTTTGTTGGAACAGAACCTGTTTTTTCAATAAAATTAAAGTTTTTATAGATACCTAAGTAATTTTTAGGATATCCCATACTTCCATATGTTACAAAAACATTTACTTTAGCTCCTTCAGAGTTTGTAGCAATAAGTTTCATACAACCATCTACCATTTCTTTATAAGAACTGAATTCTGGAAATACAAAATCATCACCCATTACAGCTTTTGTAATGTCTGAACACTTCTGTGCTAAAATTTTATTCTGAGATTCTGTAGATTCTTCAGTTGGATAATATAATCCCATATTAATACTACCTAAGTCATCTGTAAAGATAACCTTATATGCTGGTGCATTATCTGGATCTTCTAATTTTCTCTTTTCTACTGAAATTGATACATTATCAACTCTTCCTGCAACACCATTATTAAAAATAGCCACTACTGGGCTATTGTAACTTTCATCATTCAAATTTATCATTCTCGCGTATATTTTATATTATTATTTTGGCTTATATTACTTTTTGTAGAAGTATAACTATTATTCAATAAATATTTTAGACCAATCAACTGTTAATTTACCTGAGTCATCAGATTCAATTAATGTAACTTTTTGGTTTTTTAAATGTTCACATCTTGATCCACATGTTACTGTTTCTGAAGGTGTGAAATTAACAATTGTTTTATTATCTTCTCGATACATATAACCTATTGCATCAACATTTGCTGATAAAATAGATGCTGATTTACCAATAAGATCGATACCACGTTCCATCATCTCTTTACCTTCTTTCTCAAGATACTTATCCTTAAGGTGAGCTAATATCACTAATGTTTCAAAACATTGCTCTAATTCATCTAAAACCATCCATAATGCAGCTCTTGTATATTGATAACCTGCACCATTTGGTAATTCTAAAACATTTTCACCTTGGAAATTTCTTCCCATTGGTGTTTTTTGGTATAATTTTTTTGCAACAGGTAATACCATTTCCTCTAAAATACTAATAGTATCAATTGCTCCATATTTGTAAACAAATCCATTGTTTGCAATATTAGCTTCTTTAATAGAATTTATAACTTGTTTAAGCGCTACAATTGGCTCAACATCTTGTTTTCTAGCTTCACCAATTATATCAATCTTTAAAGCATTTAAGTAGTCTGTACCACCTTCTAAATCTAATATTAAACAATTATCTAAGTTTGCAAGAGCAGTAGATTTTCCAATCTTTGGTTTCCCAAATAAAATAATCTTTCTTGGATTTTTTCTACTAGCATTTATTTTTTGCGTTGGTAACGTAATCATATATTAAGGTTTTTTAAATTATGTTTATATACTTCATGAGCCTCTATTTCAGTTTCATATGCACCTAAAAATTTATTTTTATTACCTATTCTTATATAACTATTCCATTTACCATCTTTTTTTCGTAAAGAAACTCCAGTATATTTACTAGTACAATTTTTTCTATCTTTAGAAACATTTTCTCTAAAACTAATAATTTGTAAATTATCTAAATCATTATTTAACTTGTTATTATCTTTATGATCAATAACAAATTTATTACGACCTAATTCATAATTTTCAAAAAACGTTAAAGCCATTACTTGATGCACCATTAAAGTTTTTTGTTTACCCTTATTACATAGATTAACTTTATAGTAACCAGAAGTATTCTTTACATATTTTATAAATAAATTATTAGCATTTTTTATTTCTCCTTTATTATTTATAAAATAAATTCCTTCATATAATGGTACATCTTTCCATTCTATCATTTCATCTTCATCCGACCATATACCTCCACTATATTAAACGTTTATTTTTTCAATAAATTTATAAACAGAATTTATTGCATCTTTTTCATTTGGTCTAGGTAATTCTTTAAAATAATTAACAGCTCCATCAAAATATAATGGACAGATTGTACCTGCTCCACCATCACGAGATAAGATTATTTCCATAAATCTAATATTATCTTTAAATTTAGTAATATCATATCCCATATATTCTGGCATTTCATATTTAAAAGGACTAAATACACCTAACATTAAATTACAATCTCTTGCAATTAATTTGTTATCTCCTAAGTTTGCTACAGAAGGTTTTAAAGCACCTGCTTTACGATGTTCAATATTTTCACCAGCTATTGCTTGTTGTACTACAACTACAGGTATGTAATTAAACCTATTTCTAAGTTTAATTAAATAGTTTGATGATAATAATGAAATACTTTCATGTAAAGTTAAATCCTTTCCATTCATTTTCTGAGTTGAAATTAAACCAATATGGTCAATTAGAATCATTACATATTCTTCTGGATCATTTGGTTCATAATAATCTTCAACTTCCATTTTAGAAATTTCACCTGTATTTTTATCAACTATTTCAATAGTTCTCATATGTAATTTACCATTAGCTAGAGCATAATCTCTAACCATATTATAAATACCTTGAGGATGACGTACATCATCTATAAATTCTACAAGTTCCTCTATTTTATCAAAATAAGGTTGATATTTTTTAATTATATTAACTACTTCTTGACTTAATACTTTCTGTGAATGTGTTGACTTTAAGTCTGTAGGACTTATTCTAATACCTTCTTTTACATATAATATATTAGCAAAACAAGACAACATCTTTTCTTCTTTAGATAACTCTAAAGTAAAATAAAATATTTTTAATCTTACGTCTAAATTATTATCTATAATCTGTCGAATAGTATTATATAGAAATAACCAATCTGTTATTTGAGTTTTACCACCCTTTGATTGAGCTGTAATTTGAATATATTTACCCTGTTCAATACCAGGACATATGTTTTCAAATCTAGGTAAACCCCACGGAATGCAATTTATTTTTCCATTTAATAAACGTTCACGTTTAGTTTCAACGGTTTGTAAGGTTCTTGAAAATAAACTATTTTCAATCATGTATTTATATCTTTTAGATATAAGTTATAATGATTTATATGTTATCGTAATCTTTTAAAGAGAATCCATCTACACCTTTTTTAGTATAATAATTATCTTTACTATAATTACTAATATAATGTGATGGAGTGTTTTTAATATATTTAACAACAACTTTATTTATTTGTGTACAATAAACTAAAATAACACATTTTTCTTCATTAATAATCTCTTTAAGAAGTTTAATTAATGCTTGTAATGATGTTAATTTAAATCTAGTTCTTACAATATCATGTAATTCTGAAATACTTCTAAAAGCATTATATCTATCACATTGTACTATTGTACACTCAGGATCACTGTAAGTAACAGCTCCTCCACCAATTATTAATTTCTTAATAAAAGTTTTTCTATGTTTAGTTAAAGGTATATCTGACTCTTTAATATATATAGACTGTCCCATTGGCTAATTAATTTTTTTCATGTTTTTTGTTTGTTTTAAGAACGTAATATAAATTATTATAATTTATATGTTAATTAATTTGACTAGTCCAATCATCAGTTGGTTTACTAATATCATCTATAAACGCAGATAATCTACTTGATTCACCATAAGCATCTTTTTTATAAATAAAATAATCTGCTTGTTGTAAAAATGTATAATTATCTAAACTGTTTATATAAATTTTAGCTGCTTTAATAATATCTTCTTTTGAATAGTCTGGATTGTTTTTCATCCATCTGAAAAGTTTTTCTTTACAACCCTGTTCTGATCCCATTGATCCAGGCTTAAGTCCTTTCCATAACATTCTATATTCTTTTGCTAAAACATCTAAATCTGAATTAATACTCCTTGATGATTTTTTTGTAATCTTTTTATCTTTAGCTGAATTTATACTATCTATTGATATTAAATCTAAAAATAAAGTTCCTTTTTCTCTTAATATTATTTTGTCATTTGTTATAATTTTTATAAAACCTTTATCTTGTAAAGATGTTAATACTAAATTTGAATTATTATATATTATATCATCTTGTAAATGAATTAATACTAAATATTCATCAATAGAAAGACATTGTTCAGCATTTAAATTGAAATCAATTATAAATGCTTTATCTTTCATTTAATTATTTATTAATTTTAATGCTTCTTGTAAACCTAATTCTAAAGCTTCTTCATATTTTTCAAAATCATTAAATTCCAATCCTTTTAAATCAATATAGAATGTTATGGAAAGGACTTAAGCCTGGATCAATGGGATCAGAACAGGGTTG